ACAAGGGGTGGATTGTCAGCAAACCTCTGTATGGTCATCTTGACGCTCCCCTTGGGTCTTCCTCTTCCTCTTTTTTCCATTTTGTCCTCCTTGGAATGGATTAGTTCATTTTAGCTTTTTCTGAGGGTGGGATGCTCCACAAATATCTACCAACCCAACCTACCCCCTCCCCCCCCATACAACCACACACCTAGGGTTTATACCTAAGGGTTTCTACCTACTCGTTTACCCTTATAGGGTTTACCCTTACCTTGTCTAAATGCGAATGATTCTTATTTAAAGGTTATGCGTTTTTTGCATAAAGTGTAAGAGTAGGCGATGCACCTTTTTCCATGTACTTGATCTGAATGCGAACTATTCGCGTTTACCCTTCTATTAGTGTTTACCCTACCTTAACTGATGACCTCTCTAAGTTGGGGCTATCTGTTGTCCCGCGATCCATAATTAAAATACTCATATCCATATCAGGGCGAAACCCTTGGTTGTGGGCATAGTGGTATAAATCCAACACTGTTTCAAACCCTCTGCAAATATTGCCCTTTCCCGCTGAAAGCAAGATGATCCTCTCTGGGTCTGTCAGTGTCCTTTGGAAATATCGGGTATTAGGTTTTGAGGGTCTGCCCATTTTTTCCTCACAATTTAATAATTTAAATAATTGTAAACCATAGTTCCAAGGGTTTCTACTGATAGGGTTTTGGAGGGGTCTTATAAATCAACAAGTTACGAGAGTTGGCACGATTCTATTATGCTTATATAGTGAGAGGGTAGATTTTTAGCTCTCTCTTTCTTATCAACATTTATTAAAAGGCGTGAATTCAAATGACTAATACCAGAGAACAATGGCTTGCAAACGCAACCACAGAGCTTAGAAGCCTCTTTAAAGCCAATGGGGTAGACCTACCCTTAGAGGTTCGCTCAAGCTGTGGCTTCCCCTCAAAATCTGCCCTTTCTAATAAGAATCGGAGAATCGGAGAATGTTGGTCTGCTAGAGCATCAGCAGATAGCCATGCGGAGATTTTTATCTCTCCAACGATCAGCGATTCAATGCGGGTTTTGGACATCTTGGCGCATGAGCTTGTGCATGCTTGTCACCCTAACGATGGACATGGCAAACTGTTTAAACGTACCGCCTTGGCAATCGGCTTAGAGGGCAAAATGACCGCCACAGTTGCGGGTGAGAAATTCAAGCTCTGGGCTTCGCCTGTTTTGGAAAGGCTTGGCATTTATCCTCATGCTGACTTGATCCCCTCAAACGCTCAAAAGAAACAATCAACCAGAATGTTGAAATGTGTTTGCCGTGATTGTGGTTATACAGTGCGAGTGGCGGGTAAGTGGCTCAATGACATGGGTGCGCCACATTGCCCAGATCACGGAGAGATGGCAATCTCTTAACAGCTTAGAGGGAAGCTCGCAAGGGCTTTTCTGTGCGCTGTTGCACTATATCGAAAGGCGTGATTTTATGATGGCAAATACAAAACCAGTGTTAACTTTTAACTTAGTTGAAAAGGTTGACCCAGAGACTTATCTGGTAACTTTTTTGGTTGTTAACTTTGAGGGTGAGGTTTTTAACTCTTTCGCTGACCATGAGGGCAAAAAAGCGTTTGACGTTTGGATGTCCTATTTGACTCAGGATGAGAAAACCCAGTGGGATAACTACATTCTTAAATGCGAAGCTCAAGATGAGGTTTGGAATGAGCAACAATGCGAACGTATGCACTTTTCATACAACTAAATAAACTTAAAGGCTTAAATTATGTCAGCAATCACTAACCCAGATCACATCGCACAAATGCGAATCCTCACCTTGCGTCAAGCTCTCAAGCTCGAAATGCTTGGTATGAAAAGAGGCGGTAAAAGTGCTTATGCAATTCTCAAAGCCGAGGGTTACAAAGGCACACGACAAGCAATCTTTGACCAACTGACAGAGCAGAGAGCCGAGTGGCTTGGTGAGAGCGTTTAAACACTATGTCTAATTTTAAAGAAACTCTGCTCGATGTCTTAACTTGTATCGGGTTGGGGCTTGCCCTTTGTGTGGGTCTGTTGGCTTATTTCGATATATTGGTCAAGTGAAATTCCAACGGGTAGGCTCACGAGTTGGGTCTATTCGGTGCAATGTCGCATCATTTAAAAGGTGTCAATCGTGAACAATCAATTAGCGCAAACCATTTGCCAAGCCTTCGACCAAAATCAATACTACTCAAAGTGTTTAAACACTGCCAGAGCCAATGCCCAAGCCATGTTATCAGGGCGCACCCATTATGTTGATGATTCGACCTTGCGTTACTTCAATAGTCGCATTACATCGGCTCAACCTTCGACCTTTGGCTTGTTCTTTGTTATAACTGAGTCGGTGGGAAGAGAAAGTTATGGTGGAAAACGTGGTTTTAGAACTGTTCTGTTTGACATCAATGGACAAACTGTTTACCGCCCAAGTCTTGAAGAATTAGAAAACACTTCGACCAAAGCGCAGAAAACTTTTTACGCTTGGTTTGAGTCTTTCAATGCCGAGACTTACTATAAAGACCAAATCAAAGAGAAGATCATTAAAACCAACAGACAAGCGAGTTATCTGGAAGAGTGTTTAAACGCATTGAATGAGGTAGTTTCAGCATGAACAAATACACAATCACTCATGGCTCTATTGCTTCAGTTCAATATGTGACCTTACCCGATGGGCAAAAGGTAATTGTCACCCATGCACAAGATGGCTCAGAGCGAGAATTGCCAAAATTACCCATAGAGGTTCAAGCGTCTGTAAATCGTCAGTTTGGCATTATCTTTGCGCTTCCTTATGACAGCCGACAAGCCTTCATTGATGAATCAATCCCCTTTGATGTGGAGGTGTCAGCATGAAAACTTTAACTTATCTTTTTGAGTTTTACGAAAATACTGCCGATGAATGGCACGCAGAATATGGGGATTTTGCCTCAGAAACATTAGCAGAAGCGATGACGAGATTCGCAGAAGAATACCCACAAGGGCGCATCATCAATCATTATGTGCAAGTTAATAAAGATGGAGAGCCAACATGAGAAAACCTCCTAGTGGCTTCAAGCCCAGATCATTTGATGAGCGAATCTGTGATCTCGACCATTTGCAATTCACGCACAAGAAACGAGCTAAACGAGGGTTTTATTATTGGTCAGAAAAAAATCCAGACCAAATATTGCACGAGTTTCATTTATCAGACTTTGCCAAGTGCAGAGCGTTTAAACAACTTAAGGTTCAATTATGAAAACTTTTCAAATATTTAAAAACGTGTCTTATGAATATTTTATTGAAGCGGAAACATTAGAAGAAGCTCAAAATAAGATCATTGAAGAAAACCCCGACTATGAAAGCGAGGAATTGATTGAGTGGGTTTTTTTAGATGAACACGATGGGGCAGACTGGAAATATGAACCAATTTTGGAGGCAAACTAAATGATCTATTTCGCTTTAAACAATGACGGATTAATCTATAACTTAGGCGATCATGGTGATTGGGAGGCCGCCAATGAAAGTTCTCATGATCTAATGCTTGAACCAATTTGGCTGCTGGATGAATTTGAAGCGCAAAATTGGGCATCATTTATTCAAGAGCAAATCAAAGAAACTAGAAAAGCATTAGCCGCTTTATGATTTACGCTTGCATTGCCCTAGTTCTACGAATACTTAGCGGTAAACGCTAAATCCTCAGACCCTCTTCGGAGGGTTTTTTATTGCCTTGTGTAGGTTGGCATGGGTAAGCCCTTAAAAACGCCTAGAAAGGGCTTTTAGAGCCTTTGGTGGGCATTTCCTCGCACAATCTGCGAATGGTCTCATTCAATGCGTCTATTTCATCCATTTTATTGATAGCCCATGCACGTTTTTGCCCATGCCATCCCATCACGGGATTGCGGTGGCAATCTACACATAATGCAATGCAAGTGTATTGAAGCCCTTGTTTGTAATGGTGGGCTTCGCTTGGGGCTGATGCTTCACAGACTGAACACGGCAAAGACTTGACCCTTGCAAGGTGTAGCCTCTCCTTTGCGTTCAGTTTGTTGTTCATTGGGTGGCTTTTTGCTCAATACGGGCAGAGTATTGCTCTGTGCGCCACACCTCAATTCTTGCTTGTGCCGCAGTCATAAGCCAGCGAAAACGCTCCTCCCTCTCCACGGCTTGCCTGATTCCTTCTAAGATTTCGATGTAGTCGGCATGGGCATAAGCAAAGGTTTCCTGTTTTCCAAGAACTTCTGTTCCCGCTTGACTCGCCAATTGAGCCTTGCGTGATTTGCGAAACTCCTCTAAATACATTCTGTCGGCCTTCGCTTTTGCATACAAAGGCGCAGTGTCAATCAGAAATTGGATTGCTTTGGTGGGTTCGTTCATACATCCTCAGTCTTGTAGTTTAGTTTATGGTGCTGAAAACGCATTGCCGCCTCACACTCCATCTCTTTAAACTGTTCATCAGAAAATAGCCCTATGACGTTTTTTCCCTCAAACCACACTTCTTTAATTGATTCGTTAAAGGTTGAATCTTCGTCTGATTCATATTCATAAACTACTGTAACGATCTCGCTACCCGCACCTACTGTTGTGTCAAATTCCCATGTATTCATAATTGGACTCCTGTTAAAAATTAAATGTTATTCCTTTTGTGGAATATTTTGAATAGGGATAAACCCTTAGTCTAGGCATTCTTTTACACACACATCTATTCCTGATTGACTTGAATAAACCTTCGTTACATGGATGTTTACGATCTGTGTGTCATCTTTGTAAACAACTCCATTCATGGCATCTTCTACACTCTTGAGAACATTTGATGCGTCAGGCTTCTTAATTGGTTTCTCAAAGCCGTTTAAACAGTCTGCTATTTTCTTTTTAGAATAAGACTTGGGGATTGGCGCTCGAATGTAGAGATACAGATTTACAGGGGTCTCCAATGGTTCAGAACTTCCCATTGCTTCTGTTGCGGCTTCTTTGATTAAAGATTCATAGGTTCTTGTTTTGTCAGGAGTGTAAGTCTGGACAAAGTTTCCACGCCTAGCGTATCTTGCTCTTTGTTTGCCAACAGGGTCAGCGTCTAGTTTAAAAGTCACCATGAAAGTCATAGAAGTGTCCCATCTTTGATTCGGTTCATATATTCCCTTATGCGATCTCTTGCACCTATGCCATAAATTCTTTCGGCTCTCTCAAGTCTGGCACGAATGAGGTCACGATTTTTACTTCCTTCCCAATTCCGATAGAGTTCCCTAGCTTCTGCTTGCTCAAGAATTACTCTATCGCTTGGGCCTTGAATGTTTCTTCTACTCCAAGTCACCAGTTAACTCCAATGCTTTGTTTATCAGGTGTAATGGGTAAGGAACACCCTCTTTTACTCTGTCCAAAAGTTTCATTGCTTCAAAGTAGTTCATACAAATAAAAGTTGTTGAGTTTTTACAGTTGTTCCAGAGTCATATCTCTCAGAGTCGCCTTTTGGATATGGCATAACTTCGTATTTCAATTTAGAACGTAAAACTTTTTTATCAGTTTTTGAACCATGAAAAATGATATATCTATGTTTTCTTGAACGCTCTGTGTAATAAAAATCATCACCATGAAGTTCTTTTATTTCCTCCAATGTCAAGCCATCACTTATGGTTTTTGAATGCTTGTGTTCTTGTCCTTTAATTGTCCAATCAACTCTATTTGCAGAAAGTCCTGTGTAAAGAAAATTGGTGGCTTGGTAAACGTAACCTACATGACCTTTGCCTGTATCAGCATAAGAAACAACAATCATTGGTTTTGGCAATAACTTTATTGAGTTCGCAACAAGGAATGATGCTTCGTTTTTGTGGTTGTCCAACAAACAAACTCGGTTTAGCTCTAAAACTTTGTCTGAATATTCTTTGCCACAGATTCCCATACAAAGTGATGGCGAAGCAGGAATGCCATAAGTCACTACGCCAACCAGAATGTCATCGTTGTAAAGCCCAAACGCAAACATTATTTGTGGCATACGCTTGGCATAGTGTTTTTCAAGCAACCAAGGCTCAACTTCAAAGTTGTTTATTGGCAACACTTTCATGCTCTACCCCTGATTTGAGCCATCCTAGCCAACACTTCAAGCGGAATTGGTGCGGCTTTTTTTGCGTCTTCCTCTATTTTCAACAAAGCAAGGTTAGGCTCATTCTTCGATGGAACTGTGAGCCTCACAATGTCTGCTGGGTTTGGTTTGACGACCCAATCTGCTTTGAATGCTTGCCAACCACGAACAACACATTCCTCCAAGGCTTTCTCAAGTGTCCAACCAATCTTTTGCGCTTCGCTTGAAATTGCATCAATGGCTCTCTGGGTTATCGGTGCTCTTTTGGCTTTCCTTAATGTTTTGAATTCTTGCCAAACAGAATCAGAAACACCGTTAGGTGGTGCAACGCTAGTTGCTTTCTTCTCTGTCTCTGTCTCTGTCTCTGTCTCTGTCTCTGTCTCTGTCTCTGTCTCTGTCTCTGGGATAGCAACTTGCTTGCGTTCTGCTAGCACTCCGCTAACAAGTATGAAAAAGTCGTTATCAATCAACGGCTTAACTCCATCTTGATATTCTTTTGGCGTGATATGCAATCGAAACACTAGCTCATCTAGTGAGCCATCAAAAACACCATCTTTTGATTCACTTGCAAGCAACCAGAGCATAGGTGCTAGTGCCTTGCTAGCAATAGGCAAGCGCATATAAGACCTATCGTTTAACAGGTCACGATGAAGTTTTATCCAAGGGGGGCATCTGTCTTTGTAATGTTGAAAGACGGCCCAATTTTTAGGCTGCAATAGCATGATTTTTCCTAGCTCAGTCCTCTACTGAAAGAAACAATCGGCAGGCGGAGAGGCTCGCTTTTCGATGGGGAGATCAAGCCCCATCTAGCCGTGTTTCAAAACATTGTATCAAATAAATTGATTATTTGTGATTTCATTTGTTGGTTTTCTGCCAAACAAACGAATAGCCTGTGCGTTCATAGAAGCATACTCAGACTTAGTGAATATGCCCTTTGCGTTCCTGATGTCAAACGGGTTTAGCAGATCACGAGGTTCTTCTACCTTTTCAGCCTCAATCATGTGTGGCTCTAGGGTGTACTGAGAAACCCAAGAACGTCCCATCTTAATTTTTCCGATTTTTAGCTTCTTCTTGTAGCTCATTTTGGTGCAACAAGCTGCAATAGAAAGTCTTGGTATGCCAGTTAAGTCTTCTATTTGGTAGGAAGTAAGTGGGCCGTTTTGTAATGCTCTGATAACTGCTTCTTGGGTCATTTGTAAAGGTTCTCTATGTTAATTGTTCGGTTTAGATGGAGTTCTAGCGTTCTGGCAAGCAAAGCTGTTACAGCCGCATCAAAGTCCTCTGGTTCGGTTGTATAAGCATCTGCCATTGTTTGAGAGTACCCAAGCAAGGCTTCAGCGCATCTTTTTTCAAGTATTTCAGTTTTCATGCTCAGAATATTACTGTTGTTTTTATGCTTGTCTATTAGGGTTTATCCCTAGAGATTTTCTGTAAAACCTGTGGCACATTATCGGTGTGGGCAAACAGTAACCCACGCTTAACAGGAGTAAATTATGCCAATTCTTAATGGAAAAAAGGTTGTAGACCTAGAAGTAGATGGAGTAGATAGCAAAGACTTTCCAGACTTCTCTGATGCTTACTTTTCAGGTGGATGCTACGAAGATGGAACACCATTGACAGAAGATGAGTTGAATAAGCTCACCGATCTGGCGGGTGATGTTCTGTGGACAATGGCTTATGAAAGTTTCCATTGAAAACACTATTCCAAACCTATGTGTCAGAGTTCTCAGACATACACTACTGCCCCTATTGTTTGACAATCAAAGGGGATAAAATAGTTTGCTGCCAAGAAGCAGACTTTATCGAGTTCAAGGATTTATATCCTGAACAACAAAAAGAGATTATTCAACAAGAGTTAAACGAAAATCAAAGGAGTTAATCATGGGTGTACATAAAAAGCTAATGGAGGCAAGGTTACTCTTGCAACACGCTCCACTTAAAAAGTCGGGTCACAACAAGTTTGCAGGGTATTCGTACTTTGAATTAGGTGACTTTCTGCCAACAATCAACTCAATCTTCTATAAGACTG